AAGCGCAATGTGTTCAGTGAAGGCATAACTCAAATGATTGGATAAGATATGGCGAACACTCAAGCAATGTGTACATCGTTCAAGGTTGACTTGCTCAACGCGGTACACGCATTCAACGGGACCGGAGTGCCAGCGCACACTGTCTCCACCGCCGACACATTCAAGGCTGCGCTGTACCTGGCAAGCGCCACTGTAAACGCATCCACAACGGCCTACAGCAGCACCAACGAGGTGTCCGGCACTGGCTATAGCGCCGGTGGCGTAACGGTCACCTTTGGCACTGCACCGTCCTCCACAAGCACCACGGCGTTTATCACGCCCAGCGCGTCCATCAGTTTCAGCGCAGTCACGCTATCCACAGCGTTTGATGCGGTCCTGATCTACAACTCGACTCAGAGCAACAAGGCGGTGAGCGTCCACACATTTGGATCGCAGACAGTTACCACCGGCACATTCACTCTGACCATGCCCACCAACGACTCCAGCACCGGCCTGATCCGGCTGGCGTAACTGAAGGAGCAGCGCCGTGGCTGCGTACGGTACAGGCTATTACGGCAAAGGCGCTTATGGCATAGGCAATGTTGTCATCTCTGGCAACGCCTCTACGCTTGCCATCGGTACGCTGCTGGCCGATAGGTCAATCCAAGAGGATGGGACGATTGGAACAGGCAACATTGGCACAGTCGGGCCGACTGTATCCATTGCCATCGGGTAACTCTGCAACCCTGTCGGTTGGCAGCGTCACCCAGAACGCGGCTGTAAGCCTGCCTGGTAATAGCGCGACACTCTCACCAGGTACTGTTACTAACAGCGCAAACCTGGCCGTAACAGGCAACGCATCCACCGGATCGGTGGGGACGCTATCCGCTGAAGTCATATCGTTCCAGGCCATTACCGGAGTCAGCGGAACTGGATCGGTTGGCACTGCCTTAAATGTCATATCACTTGCGATAATTGGGAATAGCGCAACTGGTGCGGTTGGGACAATCATTGGATTTGGATGGGGCGCGATACCTGACACCTCCGAATCATGGGGTGCGATACCCGATACATCAGAGACGTGGACGGCCATTGCCAACACGTCCGAGACCTGGACGCCGGTATCTGACACCAGTGAAACATGGGCAGATATCTCCGATAATGCAACAACGTGGCAAGTGGCCGCATAGAGGTAAATCATGGCAGATACAACGACGACCAACCTACTCCTTACCAAACCAGAGGTAGGAGCCTCAACAGATTCTTGGGGAACCAAGGTAAATACGGACCTCGATTTGGTCGATGCAATATTTGCTGCGGCTGGAACTGGAACCAGCGTTGGTCTCAATGTCGGGTCAGGTAAGACGCTGGCGGTGGCCGGTACGTTGACTGTTACCGGTGCGGCCAGTACGATTGATGCAACGGCCATTGGCGCAACAACACCAGACACTGGCGCATTTACCACTCTGTCAGCTACAGGTGTCACAACAGTGCAAGCGGGTACAGCAGCACTCCCTGCCATCACTACATCAGGCGACACCAACACCGGCATCTTCTTCCCCGCTGCTGACACCATTGCTTTTACTGAGGGCGGTGCGGAGGTTATGCGTATCGACTCCAGCGGAAGAGTGGGGATTGGTACTAGTTCGCCATCGGTGAAGTTTCAAGTTAACCACTCATCTGATGTTGCAGAAATTAACGCATCTGGCGGCGGAATTACATTAAAAATGAGCAACTCATCTGCAAGTGATGTATTGCTCCGCATGACCAATAACTCCAGTAATTTTTGGGATATTAGAAATTTAACTAGCGGAAGTGCATTGACTTTTGGGTATGTCGGTGATGAAAGAATGCGTATTGCCCCTGCTGGTACTGTTACCATGAATTCTTATGGTGCTGGCGCAGCAACATTTTCATCTGCTGGTGTTATATCTTCCGTTTCTGATGAGACATGGAAAATTAAAGATGGCGCTCCCGTTGATGCAGATTCCATGCTTAAAAAATTGGAGCCTGGGTATTGGTATTACAACAACGAGAAAAAAGAAACTTTTGGTACTGATAGACAATTAGGTTTTTACGCTCAGAATGTAAATTCTGCCATTGGCCCAGAAGCAGCCCCGACTCCCGAAGAAGGAAAACCGTGGGGTTACTACGACCGTTCTGTTTTGGCGGTGACTGTGATGTCTTTGCAAAAAGCACTTGCAACCATTGAATCCCTGACAGCCCGTATCGCTGCACTGGAGGCATAAATGGAATTCCAGCCAATGTTCAACTTCATCGGCGGCGCGATCCTGGTCGCCGTTGGTTGGTGGTGTAAAGAGATATGGGACTCGGTCAAGACGCTGAAGGAAGACATCAAGGCCATTGAGATTGACTTGCCAAAGCACTACGTCAGCAAGGCAGACATTGAGAGCCGGTTTGACAAGATCGACGCAACCTTGGAGCGAATTTTTGACAAGCTGGAAAACAAGGCCGACAAGTGATTGACCAGGTGGTCTCAGCGGAAAGCCCCTGGCCGAACACTGAGACAAAGACCGTTTTGGTTTGTCGTATCCCTAAGAAAGATGAGGACAAGATGCTTAGAGCAAATGAATTCATGGACAAAGATGGACGCATCTGCCGGTGGGCCGTTGTGAACAAGAAGTGATAGATCCTTTCACCGCGTTTGCTATTGCCCAGGGTGCGGTGGCTGGCATAAAAAAGCAGTAGCCCTTGGTAAAGATATACACGGCCTATATAAAGAATTCAGCAGTTTCTATCAAGCGGCAGATACAGTTCACCTAGCGAGCAGCAAGGCCAGGATTGCGAGCATAGGAAAGACAGATGCACAGATCAGCGCCCAGGCACTCCAGATTGCTCTGGCATCCAAGGCGCTAAGAGAGCATGAGAAGGAGTTGAAGGACATTCTCTTTTATAGTGGCAATGCTCCGGTTTGGGAAGAGATGATGGCAGAGCGCACCAGGATGATTAAGGAGCGCAACACGATGGAAAGAGAAGAGTCAGAAAGAAAGCAGAAGGACAAAGAGATGAAGGTTGCGATCATTATGAACACACTCTGGATCTCCGGCGCATCCGCTATCGTTGTCCCACTGGTCAGCATCACGTTTCACGTTATTACTAATAGGGGTTTCTGATGATTCCAATTCTTGGCGCACTACTCGGTACTCTTGCGGAAAGCGGCCTGGGGCTGCTTTCTTCCGCTATCCAGGCCAAAGGCAAGGAGGTGGTCGAGAACACTCTCGGCGTCAAGATACCTGATAACCCTACGCCAGCCGATGTTGAGAAGTTGCGCGAGTTGCAGTACCACCACGAAGAGCGCCTGATTGAGTTGGGCATCGAGAAGGCCAAGCTGGAGATGGCTGAACTGGAGCTGTATGCAAAAGCGGCACAGGCTGACGCCAACAACATCACAGACCGCTGGAAAGCGGATATGTCTAGCGATTCGTGGCTGTCAAAGAACATCCGGCCAATGTCGCTAATTGCCATCTTCTGCGGCTACTTCCTGTTTGCCATGATGAGCGCGTACGGATACAACGCCAACGAGTCCTATGTGACCCTGCTGGGTAACTGGGGGATGCTGATAATGGGCGCCTACTTTGGTGGCCGAACGGTAGAGAAGCTGGCAGAAATGAGGAGCGCAAAATGAGCCTAAGTCAAGAACAAGCCGCATTCCTATTGGATATGTGCAAGCTGATTCAGCACGCTACAGATCTGGGGTTTATGGTCACTGGTGGAGAGTTGGCGCGTACACCAGAGCAGCAGGCAATTTACGTCAAGACGGGTCGCAGCAAGACAATGAATAGCATTCACCTAAAGCGGTGCGCGATGGACTTGAACTTCTTCAAGGATGGGAAGATCATCTGGGACAAGATAATCCTGGCTCCGGTTGGAGCGTACTGGGAAAGCCTGCACCCTAAGAATCGGTGGGGCGGGAACTTCAAATCGTTGCTAGACTGTCCGCACTTTGAGCGAAACATATGAGCGACTACAGCGGCCAAATCACAACGCCAGCGCAGCCGAATATCGGCAACCCTGGTGAGGTGTATGACCGCCTGTACTTCAGTCAGACACTCAGCAACATCGGGAACTACGCCAGCCGCATCACAAGTGCTTTGGGAGCGTTATTCGGACCGCGTGGTGGCAAGTACATCAACGCACCATATGGCGCGTTCCAGGACTCCACAGACCAGGTGGCGGCTAACACTACTACGGCCTACGCCGTCACGTTTGACACAACCGACTTCAATAACGGCGTCACGCTCTCAAACTCATCTAGGCTGAACGTATCGCAGTCTGGTATATACAACATACAGTTCTCCATCCAGTTCACGAACACGACAAACTCATCCCAAGACGTTGACGTTTGGTTCAGAAAGAATGGCACGAACGCTGACAAGTCAAACTCAAGGTTTGGGTTTGCACCAAGAAAAGGCGCTGGTGACCCGTTCCACACAATTGCCGCGATGAACTTTTTTCTAAGCCTCAACGCAAACGACTATATAGAAATAATGTGGCGGCCTACCGATGTCGGCGTGACAATTGAGCAGTATCCGGCAGGCACTTCTCCGACCAGGCCAGCAGTACCGTCTGCCATCGTTACACTGTCGTTTGTCTCCAACCTATCGGTGTAATCATGGCACTCATTCCTCTCAAGATTTCCCCAGGCGTTTACCGCAACGGCACTGAGTACCAGGCAATGGGACGCTGGTACGACTCCAACCTGGTACGCTGGTTTGAGAGTACCCTGCGTCCTATTGGCGGGTGGCGAAAGAAATCCACGTCTGCCATGACGGGTAAGTGCCGAGGCATCATTGCTTGGCGTGACAACAGCGCCAACCGTTGGGCTGCAGCCGGTACACAGTCCAAACTGTACGCGATGAACACAAGCGGCGTATTAAAAGACATCACGCCATCAGGATTCACCACTGGCTCTGCTGATGCTACAGGTACAACCGGTTACGGGTACTCAACCTATGGTGATCTGTCCTATGGAACTGCGCGTCCAGATACCGGATTTATACCGGTAACCACATGGAGCTTGGACACATGGGGCGAGTATCTTACGGCCTGCAGCAGCACAGACGGCAAGATTTACGAGTGGCAACTTGGTTTCACGACTCCCACCATTGCGGCAGTAATCACCAACGCACCGACAAGCTGCGCGGCGGTGCTGGTCACCAGCGAGCGCATCATGTTTGCTTTGGGAGCGTCGGGTAACCCTCGCCTGGTGAAGTGGTCTGATCAGGAGAACAATACGACTTGGACGGCGGCAGCTAACAATCAGGCCGGCGACTTTGAACTGGCGACGCCAGGATCTCTGAAGTGCGGCAAGCGCGTGCGAGGCGTCAACATCCTATTCACCGACACCGACGCGCACGTCGCCAACTACATCGGCCTGCCATACGTCTATTCTTTCGAGAAGGTGGGCAGTGGGTGCGGAGTAATCTCAGCGCAGGCGGTAGCCGCCATCGATACCTCGGCTATGTGGATGAGTCAGTCGGGATTCTGGTCCTATGACGGGTTCGTTAAGCCAATGCAGTGTGATGTCGGGGACTACATCTTCAACAACATCAACTATGCCCAGGCGTCCAAGGTCTACGCCGTCCACAACTCTACCTATGGTGAGGTGACCTGGTTTTACCCATCGCTGTCCTCCACTGAGAATGACAGTTATGTCACCTACAACTATCGAGAAGGCACTTGGTATTTCGGATTGATGGCGCGTACCGCCGGAACAGACCGAGGCGTATTCGTTAACCCCATGATGGTCAGCACCGACGGGTACATCTACGACCACGAGGTCGGCTACACCTACGACTCGGTTGCTCCCTACGCGCAGTCCGGTCCAATTGAACTCGGGAACGGCGACAACGTGATGGCCGTCAGGTCAGTGATTCCTGACGAGCAGACGCTGGGAGAGGTCCTGATCTCATTCACGGCCAGGCTCTACCCGACATCGGACGAAGTCAGCTACGGCCCGTTCAGCGCCAAGGCTCCGACAGATACCCGATTCTCCGGACGGTCAGTCAAGATGAAGGTCACCGGCAATGTCCTGGAAGATTGGCGGGTCGGCGTGATGCGGCTGGAGGCTACGTCGGCAGGGAAGCGGTAATGGAGGATTTCTGGCGGTTGGCACAACACATCGAAGCGGCTTTAGAATACTCAGCAGGAACCCACACTCTTCAAGATGTTGCGCAGGGTGTAGAGGAAAACAGATTCCAGCTATGGCCTGGTATCAATAGCGCAGTTATCACAGAGATCATTGTCTATCCGCGACTCAAGAATCTGCATTATTTTCTTGCTGGCGGCGACCTAGATGAACTCAAGCGGATGCGACCACACATCGAGGCTTGGGGTAAGCAGATTGGTTGCACGCGAGTAACCCTGGCTGGCCGTAAGGGTTGGGCAAGGACATTTTTAGCAGACGAGGGATACGCCCCGAAGTGGCATATTCTTAGCAAGGAGTTGTAGATGGACCCCTGGGATTTCAGACAACAAGTGATGCTTGGTGGAGGCAATGCGCCTATCCTTGGTCCATTTGACCCTGCTACTGGTCAGCGAAGTGCAGCAGCGATTAGCCCAGATGATTTTAGACAGCAGGTTTCTATGGGTGGCGGGTATGCACCTATCTTGGGTAACTTTGACCCAACCAGACAGCAGGCCGCTGCATCTATACCTAGCACTTCTTCTACCTTTAGTTCGTCATACCCGACAACGACGGCAGCACCAGCGGCATCTGCTGCCACAAACTACCGCTACAGCCCACGCACTTCTACTGGTAGACGCAACCGTTACGCGGAGATCATGTCCCAGTATGAGCAAGCGCAGCCGTACTCATTCACGAGTATGCCGCCTAGCTACACCGGAGGCTATGACGCTACAGCGTACACGCCATACGCTGCACCAGCGAACCGCTACGCCGACATCATGGCGCAGCCTGCTGCACCTATGGGAGGCGGTGGGCGCGGTATGCAAGAGGCTCCAAGCGCATGGTCGCAAATGACACCAGCAGAGCGTGCTGCTTACTACGCTCAGAACCCGATTGAGGGCAGTATTGCGCTGGGTATGCAAGACCTGTTTGGCAATGCTACCCTTTTAGGGAATGCGGCTAAATATTTTGGTGCAGATGGATGGTACGACAGCAGGCTGGAGAAGCAGGGTTATGACCCAAAGCAATTTGCTTACGGCCCACCAGATCTTCGTGGCGGGACAACATCGGATGGTTTGGGTAGTCCAACGCTATCCGGTGGATTTGTGCAAGCGCCTGGAGAGGCTGGAAGAGGTGGAACTGCACCAGTAGCACCAGCACCAACTGGTGGATTTACTCCGTACAGTGGCGCATTGAATGCTGTCCGTTCATATGACGCGATGGGCAGGGAAATATCACCAACTCAGGCTGCTTTGGGTGGCGCTAATGTAGTTGTATCCGATGCTAGATCGGCAGCAGAGGCGCAAGCTAGAGCAGATGCCGCAGCACAGGATGCGCGAGTAGCGGCGTTTGATGCATCAAGAGAATCGACAAGAGGTGGCGGTGGTGGCGGCATGGGAAGCGATGGTGGCGGTGCTAGTAATAGCAACCCTGGAGACCCAGGACGCGGTGGTGGTGGCGCTCATTTAGCCAAAGGCGGTCCTGTCTCCATGCAGCACTTGCTAGGCCCAGACCCAGAGGGTCCGGATGACGGCTACGCTGCGCTCAAGGATGGCGAGTTTGTCATCAACGACAAGGCGGTCAAGAAGTACGGTATCGAGTTGATGAACGCTATCAACTCGGGCAAGATTTCAAAGGGCAAGCTACGCGGCCTGCTCGAAATGTAAGGAGAACGATATGTCTAAAGGCGGCGGCAGTACAACTAGCACCACAGCAATTGACCCTGATCTGAAGTCGGCGTACCTACGCAACATCGGGCAGGCTCAGAGCGTCGCGGGTGCATTACCTACTCGGCAGTTTGCAGGGTTTAACCCGCTGTACACGGCTGGTGAGGAGATGGTCACGAATGAGGCGTTGAATCCGTTCACTGGCGAGTCCATCCAGCAGTTCATGAACCCCTACGAGAACGAGGTGGTTCAGCGTAGTCTTGCTGACGTAAGCGGCGCATTGGACACCCAGCGTCTCAAGGACCGGCAGGCGGCTACAGCAGCACGCGCTTTTGGTGGATCTCGCCAGGGCGTGCAGGAGTCACTCACAAACGCTGCGGCCATCAAGCAGGCGGCTGACACCGCTGCGCAGTTACGCGCACAGGGTTACGGCCAGGCGGCTGGGCTGGCTCAGTACGCGAAGGGCGCGAACATCTCCGGAGGCCAGGCAGTGATGGGATTGGGCGGTGCGCGTCAGCAGTTGGAGCAGGCCCAAATGGATGCCCTGCGCAACATCGGCCTGGAGAAGTTGCAGATTGCATCCGGCGGCATCAGCACCCAGCTACCCAACCTCGGCATGACCCAGACTCAACCGTACTACCAGAACCGCGCATCAGGCGCTCTGGGTGGTGCATTGGCCGGCCAGCAGCTAGGCGGTGCAGCCTACGGTGGCTACGGCGCTGCACTCGGCGGTCTGCTTGGATACTTTGGATAAGGGGAACAAGATGGCAACACAATTTGACCCTAGCCAGTATTACCTTGGTGGGTTATCTGGCCCTGGTACATACACCAGCCCATATTTTCTGAATCGGCAGTATCGACCTACGATACAAGACATTCTCACGCGCATGAATCGTCCCGAGATTACGGGGATGCCTGGTCAACCGGTCTACATTGACCAGATGTCGAACCCACAATACATTTCGCGCATCAAGCCACCTTTCACATACCCTAAGGAACAAGTTAATCCGCTAGGCGTTAACCTAAAGTCTAATGCACCTGGGTTGGGATTTACTCCTGGTGCTGGCCTGATTGACACAAGCGAAATGCAGCCATTGCCGAGTCAATCGGAAGATGCATTGATTGCTGCCGCTGGAGAAAGATTCAAGACGCCAAACGAACTAGGTTTTATGCCTGGTGGATCTAGAGCGCCTGTTGTCATTGAAGACGTGATGGCGCAGGACAACCCCAACTATCGTGCTATGGCTGCATCAGAGGCTGCACCGCAAGGAGTAGCACCACGCCGCACACTCGGCCTACTGGGTGATATGTTTGGTGGATCATCCGCGCTGGACGAGTACATGACTCCGGAGCAGATAGCGCAGATGCAGAACCAGGGCGTAATGGCAGCGGCCATGCAACTGCTTGCGGCATCAGGCCCGAGCCGGACACCTATCGGACTTGGTCAGGCTATCGGGCAGGCGTATGGTGCAGGCCAGCAGGGATACCAAGCTGCGCAGCAGAATATGTTCCAGAGCCTGGAGGTGAAGCGCAGGCTTGATGAGTTCAAGCGCGTGAAAGAACTTCAAGACGAGGAAACTATCAGAGCGAGACAAATGCGGAAATTGTTGCCGCAAGCATTTAAGAGCACATTAACTCCAGAGCAGATGACTATCAACGGCATCCCTGCGCGAGTGGTGAGAGATGATGAGGGCAATATCATGCCTGGTGCAGAAGTAATTCCCGCATCACGGCAGTTGACTATTGACCCCAACAAGCTGCAAGTCTTAGCGATGCTGTCTAAGAACCCGCTTGAGAGTCTTTCGCAAATAGCTAAGTTGGTTCCAGAGTTGCGTAGGGCTGGATTCACCGGAACTGGTGCAGCGCAAGAGAATCCATTTAGTGTGTTTACGTCAGACCCGACAGTGCCAGATAGCATTAAGAAGATTGCTCAACAATATGAGAGAAGCTATTCGTCTGGTCAGATGGATTCAGAGAAGGCTGACGAGAGAGTACGACAATTGGGCGAGAGACTGCAGTCCTCTGCACAGTTCACACAAACTGCTGCTGGCATACAGGCACAAAGAGATCAACTTGCTGCACAGGCTGCACAGGCTGCCGCTGATAGAGAAGCAAATAGAGCACAACAAGCTGCACAGTTCGCGCAAACCCAAGCTGGACTAGAAGCAAATAGGGCACAAATGGCTGCACTACGGCAGCAGGGTCTCGACCAATCTGCTGAAGGTAAGCAATTGGCTGCTCAAATTGCACAGCAAACCTTGGACTTGCGTAGAGAGCAGGAAGCTAATAGACCAGAGCAACTATCGTATATCCAGAAGAAGGATTTCGATACAGTTCAGAGTATTGCTACGGCGGCTAAATCTGCTGAAGATAGCGCATCTATTGCTGCAACGGCGTTGCCATTGATCTCCAAAGCATACAGTGGTGTTGTTGAATCTGGTGTTAAGGGTCTGATTGGAGCAGTAGGCTTTTCCACAGAAGCTAAAGAGGCAAACGATAGGCTCACTCAACTCTCGCAGCAGTTGGCTTTGAAGACTCCTAAATTTAGTGGTCCTACATCAGACGCTGACGCAAAACGATACGACAAAGCAGTCGGCGATTTAGCTAATCCAAGGGTATCAGCAGAGTCTAAAGTCACAGCACTCAAAGACATTCAGAACTTGGCTATCAAGCAAAAAGACTTTGCGCAGCAGCAAGAGAATTACTTCTATGCAAACAACAAGAGTCTTAAAGGATTCCAGTACGTGCCGTCTAATCCATTCGGGAGATAATCATGGCAGATAAAAAACCAACGACAAAAGACATCTATCTTCTCTCTCAGAATCCTAATCTTGCGCCTCAATTTGATGAGGTGTATGGAGATGGTGCAGCGGCGCAAGTGCTCACTAGGGTAAGACCGCAGCCACGCGCACCGTACCCAAACGCACAGCAGCAAACAACACAACCACAAGGAAGCTACGCAGGCGCAGCGGTACGCGGTCTGGCTCCACCACTACTTGGCGCTGCAATGGGCGCTCCATTCGGCCCTGTAGGTATGCTGGCGGGTGGGTTGGCACTGCCAGCCGCTGACGCACTAACGGCACTGATAAACACGGCCACTGCTGGCACTGAGAAAATCACTGGTGGTCAGTATGGCCGAAGAGTAATGCCATCACAAGCTGTGCAGGACTTGCTTACTCAGTTGGGAACACCGCAAGCAGAAACAACAGGTCAGCGTGCATTGC